TTCCGTGATTAATCGACAAGCTACCACTGGTCACAAACCCCTGAAGAGATTCGTCGGTGCTGTCCGTTCTAAAATCAAACAGACCATTAACGGCTAATGTGCTTTCATTGCGGAACCAAAAATCAAAAGTAAAATCGCCGGTCCCAAAAGCAAAATCTCCTCCCGTGCGATCGGGAACTGTAATCGGAGTGCTGCCACTAGTCTGAAAATAAAACGCACTACCACCAAACTTGGATTGCGCGGTATCGATCTGGGACGTGCCGCTCGTCGGCCAATGCCGCTGCCGCAGCGAGTCATCCTTAATGGTCGTACTCGCGTCCGCTCCATCGAAGTGGAGCATCAGCACGGAGTTGGCGAGGTCAGCCTGACTGTAAGGCGCAGCGGGCGGAGTGAAGGCGGCGGTCCAGGCAGCACGGCCCTTCAGCACGCGGAATTCGTCGATCCAACCGTTGACCGCGTTGCCGGTGACGCCCCACTCCCAGCCAATCTGGGGTAAAAGCTGGCTACGGGGCGGGGCATCTATCGCAGTCGTGTAACTAGATTGCGTATATTCCACCACACCGTTAATGAACAACTTCATCGTTCCAGAAGAACGAGTCCAAGCGACGTGGTACCAAGTGTTCGCCACCATCGAAGTGGTCGATTGAAGAAATATTGAATCGCCAGCATTTCGGATAGCTATGACACCGGCACTAAACCAAATGGCTGGATGATTTGACCCGCCCCGGCCTTCCCAAATAACTTGGGTGCCAGCGATAGAGTTGAACCTTATCCAGAAGTCGAGGGTGAGATCACCCGTAAAAGCGAAGTCATTATTATCAATGCCGTCCGACGAGAGATAATCCCCCGTCCCATCCAACAACAGCGAGCTTCCGCCAAACTTGCTCTGCGCCGTATCAAGCTGTGCGTTGCCGTTAACCGCCCATACCTGCTGATCGCGGAGCGCGCTGTCAACGAACGTGGTCGAGCCGTCCGCGCCGTCGGCGTGAAGGAGCAGGACAGTCGGATGGAACGGGTACGCCTCAAACGGCGGCGTGAAGTCTGTCCACCACGCGGCGTGACCTTTGATGACCCGGAATTCATCGACCCAAGCGTTCTCAGCGAACGCCGAGCCGAAACACTGGAACACACTGAGGTAGTTCGCAGCGCTATAGTCGGTGGCATCATTCCACGTACTGCCCTGTTGGACACCGTTAAGGAACAGGCGCGTCTCACCATTCTTGCGCGTGAGGGCGATGTGATGCCACGTATCAGCGGAAAGAACCGTAGAGCCGGAGATGACAACGCTGGCCGCAAGTTGACTATAATAATAGAGACCAGTGCCTGTCTTATAGATAGCGAAGTCATTCCCCCCGCCAGCGCCCCAGCCACCCGCGATGAAATCAGCCTCACTTACATCCGCCCCTGTCTGACGCCACCAGAGGTCAATCGTGAAGTCACCAACGCCGAAAGCAATCTTGCTAGTGCTAGAGCTTTGAAGCCACCCGCCGCCAGTGTCCTGGTTTACCGACGAGCTACCGAACTTAGATTGTGCCGTATCAATGCCGGGGTCGAAGCCCCCCGCATTCGTCCATGTTGTATTGCCAGTCGCGTCGATGAATGATGCCGTGCCATCGGCACCGTCGAAGTGCAGTAAGATGTCCGGCTGGATGCTGTACGGGTCTTGCTCTCCGCCGTGCGCGTCACCGCGCGAACTAGCGATGACGTGGCTGACCGCCTCAGCGGCCGTCAGGCGATGCGGCGCAGTCGGTGCTGTGAAGTTGGACGTGTAAGCAGCATAGCCTTTGATGACGCGGAAGTCGTCAATCCACGCTGTTAGATTTGAGCCGATGATAAGACCGAATGTGCTGTACGCAGCATAGTTATTGGTGTCGGAGTAGCTGCTGCCTTCCTGCGTGCCGTTAACAAAGAGCTTAGTGGTTCCATTCTGCCGCACGACCGCAACGTGGTACCATGTATCGACTACGGCAGTCGTCGTCCCGACAATATCGGCGGGATCGTGCCAAGATATGCCATTGAAGTAGAATTTATGGTTAACGTCCTTCCCAACCGCTAGCGACGGGTTTGCACTGTTGTTGTTAACAAAAATATACTGGTGTCCCGTCAATGACGAAAACCTGACCCATGTCTCAATCGTAAAATCACCGAGGCCGTAAGTAAAATCGCTGCGGCCTTCAGTGACAAGATAATCCCATTCAGTATCGCCAAGCTTAATAGAGCTTCCGCCAAACTTACTTTGCGAGGTATCGAGCGCAGCTAACGACGTGGGGTTGGGCTGCCTCGGGCGAACCCAATGTCGCTGCATCGGAGAGTCGTCACGGATTGTCGTGCTACCATCTGCCCCGTCGAAGCGGAGGAGCAAGACGCAGCCGTCAAGCTCAGATGTTCCGTAGGGAACGGTCGGTGGTGTGAAGGCGGCGTTCCAAGCCGCGCGATGCATCACCCGGAATTCGTCGATCCAACCGTTGACGGCGTTGCCAGTGACGCCCGGCTCCCAGAACAAGGCCGGATAACCGAGTGGCGGGGTTGGGATCGCTGTATAGTAATCCGTTGTCGTGTTAGCGACGACCGCGCCATTGAGATACAGCTTTACTTGCCCGACTAGGCGCGTGGCCGCGACGTGGTACCAAGTGTTTGCCGCTATCAGTCCGCCCGCTGTATTAAGATCAAGCGCAGAATCGAGCGTGACGAACCGAAGCCCATGAGTATTCGTCTTGTAGAATACTGGGCCGCTCGCCTCGTTGCGCGCTTCCCAGAACACCTGCGTACCGGTGCTGTCATTAACCCGGACCCAGAAATCGATTGTGAAATCGCCGGGGAAACCGAAGTCCTCTTGGTTGATGACTGAGGGCGAGAGGTAGTCCAACGTCCCATCCAACAGCAGAGAGGAACCGCCGAACTTGGACTGCGACGTATCTATCTGCGCGTTGCCGTTAACAACGAACGTGTTTTGCGCATTACGTTTCGCACTATCACGAATGGCTACTTCACCGTCCGCGCCGTCAGCATGAAGGAGGAGAACCGTCTGCGGCCAAACTTCAAACGGCTCAGTAGGAACCGCGAAGTCAGAGGTCCAAAGGGCATGCCCGTTGAACACGCGGAACTCATCAAACCAAGCGAGCGTTGCGTTCGACCCGGCTACGGACCCAATAGAGACGTAGTCGTCTATGATAAAATCATTGGTGTCGACATAGGTGTTGCCCTGCTGGACACCGTCGAGGAACATCCTCGTCAGCCCATCCTTGCGGCACACGGCGATGTGGTGCCACGCGTCGTTAGTGAACGTGGTCTGGCCTAGGATATGAGTTAAAACGTCATTGTTCGTAATGTACCGAAGGAGGCCGTCCGCCCCTAGGTGAATGATGAACGCGTTGGCGTTAGTGTGCCAACCTCCGGCAAAATTATCCGTTTGCCCCGCCTGAGAAGAAGGGCGGCGGACCCAAAAGTCAACGCTGAAGTCCTTTTGGCCAAACAGGAAGTGCTCTTGCCCAGCAGAACAGTTGCACGCGTTGGAACCGTCTGTCAGCAATGACGTCTGACCAAACTTTACCTGCGCATTGTCAAGCGCAATCGTGCCGCCTGCTGACCAAGTCGTATTCCCCATCGAGTCAACGATGGTCGTAGCGCCGTCCGCGCCGTTGAAGTGCAGCAGCACAGTCGGCCTGACCTGCTCAACATTCGCCGCATGACCACGACTGCTCGCTATCGTCTCGCTGACCGCCTCGGCCGAAGTCAGCCGATGCGGCGCTGTCGGTGGCGTGAATGCTGCGGTGTAGGCAGCGCGGCCTTTGATGATGCGGAAGTCGTCGAGCCAGCCATTGAGGTTGTAGTCGGTGGAAGCGTTATTGTAGCCAAGGGCACCAATAGTCGGCCTGTTGTATACGGGCGCTCGGTAAGTAAGAGTGTCCGCGTATGAAGCGACCTGAACACCATCAAGAAACAGCTTAGTGACGCCCGAAGAGCGAGCCATTGCAACGTGATACCAAACTCCGGTCGTTAGCGTCCCGCCAGAGCCCGCAACTCCAGAGCCGCTGCGATAAACCAGCAACCCTGCGCCAGAATCCGATTGCGCTTGGAGAACGAAGTTATTTGGATCGTCATCTCCGGTCGGGCGAGTGTCAATCAGCACCGCCCCTGACGTACCCGTCCCTAGCGCGTTGAAACGCACAAACATCTCAATTGTGAAATCGCCGGTGCCGAACTGGAAGTCTGTACTGCCGTCCAGGTTGATGAAATCTAGATTGCCATCAAACGCCAACGCGCTTCCGCCAAACTTGCTCTGCGCAACGTCCAACTGCGCGTTACCACCCGCCACCGGCCAATGCCGCTGCCGGGGAGAGTCGTCCTTGATCGTGGTCGAAGCGTCAGCCCCGTCGAAGTGGAGCATCAGGACGCAGTTGTCGTTCGGGAGCGTATGCTGCGTGGTCGGCGGCGTGAAGTTGGCGGTCCACGCTGCGCGTCCCTTCAGGACGCGGAATTCGTCCAGCCAACCGGTGACAAACTCCCCGGCAGAACCGTCACCATAATACGCCCCGATAGTCGGGCCTTCTGGCCCGCAGGTGTAAACACTACTGTCCGTGGCACTATCTTCAAGCGCCCCATTGATGAATAAACGAAGCGTTGTTCCCGTGCGGCTGACAGCGACGTGATACCAAGTATTAGTAGCAATAGTCGTCGTGCTGTCTACAAGATCACTACCGTTGAGCCACCAATGAATCTTCCCATCACTATGATTGTGATACAGCACTGGGGCGGTAGCAGAAGTGCCGTTGCCTCTAAAATCAATGATATTTTGTTGAGTCGCGATAGAGGCAAATCGTACCCATAAATCAACCGTAAAGTCTCCGGCAAACGCAAACTCTTCGGAGCCGTCACCTACAAGGTAATCCCCCGTCCCATCCAACAGCAACGACGACGTGCCGAACTTGTACTGCGCGGTGTCGAGCTGCGCGTTGCCGACCGCGACAAACTGGTGCTGGTTGCGAAGCGCGCTGTCGCGAATGAGCGGGATGCCGTCCGCAAGCGGCGTGTTGGGATATGCCGCAGTCGGTGGCGTGAAGTCTGACGTCCACGCAGCGCGTCCGCTGATGACATGAAACTCGTCAATCCAACCATTAAACGGGCTACCTGCGAATACGCCAGCGCCCAGTGAAACCCCGTTAACACTCGTGGTATAAGTATCCCCATCGGCAACACTACCGAGCACCACGCCGTCCAAGAACAGCCGTACCGTACCTGCGCTGCGGGTAACTGCGACGTGATACCAAGTGTCTAAGGAAATAGCGGCCCCAGCGCCGAGACCAGAAATGCCTGCGCTCTGACCATTATATGCTAGTCGGTCGCTGGAATCGATGTAGATTCTTCTGCCGTCTGAGTCCGAGCACCAAAGCTTGGCCTCACCAGTCCCGGCATCTCGCCTCATCCAGAAATCAATTGTGAAGTCAGACGTAAAGGCGAACAGTGAAATAGGGTCTAGGTAAAGTCGCGAATCGGAAGGGCTGCTGCCGCCCAAGAAATAGATTGACGATCCACCAAACTTAGATTGCGCGGTGTCAATTGCCGCTCCGCCTATTTCACCCGCGCTACCGAGCCCCGTCGATTCTACAAAAGTGCCAGCGCCGTCAGCCCCGTCGAAGTGCAGCAGAAAACTGGAGCCGTGCGGGAGGTCGCCCTTCAGCAGCAGGACCGTCTCAACGTCTGTATACGGCGCGGTCGGTGCGGTGAAGTTGGCGGTCCAAGCGGCGTGGCCTTTGATGACCCGGACTTCGTCAATCCAGCCTTGCTGACGGAAACCAAAGATAAGGGACTGCGGGTTCCATTTGGCCGTCGAAGTGAGTGTGACCTCCAGCGTTCCGTTCAGGAAAAGTCGAATAGAGTTACCTGAGCGCGTGACCGCGATGTGATACCAAGTCCCCGTCGTCAGCACAGTCGCGCCAGTAATCCCGCCGCTGTCATCGGATAGGTTCAGCAAACCACTGGCTGTTTGTAACCCGACTAAGAACGTATTACTGGGACCCGCCCCCTGGATCAGATTTGTGATTGTGCCGCCAAGAGAAGGGAACGCCTCAAACCTGAACCATGCGTCAATCGTTAACGCGCCCCTGCCGAACTGATAAGGCCCCGGGAATAGATTGGTTGCGCCGTCGTTACTGCTCTCGAGATGACCGCTGAAGCTCCCCACGGTCGGGTCAGACATATAAAACGAAGACCCGCCGAACTTGGACTGCGCCGTGTCGATGATAACTTGCCCAACCCCGTAGTTGGTCTGGAACATAGGAGCCGGACCGGCGGAATTAATTACCGTAGTCGAGTTGTCAGCGCCGTCGGCATGAAGGAGCAATACCAAACCGGTCGGCTCGTTACCGGCAGCTTCGCCTATCCCGCGTGTGTGCGGGTCTTGACCGACGCCGGTCGCCGTGCCGACGCCGTCCGCGTCGCCAGCACCTGAAGTTATCTCGGCTAAATCAGAAGAAATAACGCGCGAGCCGGTGGTGACGCCGATCCGCATGGCGACGTCAGTGGTCGTCATGCCGCCTGCGCCGGTACGCTCCCAAGCCAGCTGAACAAAGATGTACTCGTTGTTGACGGAGAACGAGCCGGGGTTGAACGTCGCTGTAGAAGTCTGCGTCGCCGAAGTCAGCAGGTTCGTGATAAGACCGCCCTGCTGATGCGCAGACGTGATCTCCGTCGCACTCGAACCGTCAGCATTAGCACCACGATACAAACGAACGCGAATGCGGCCGTCCTGCGTGCCAGCCTGGGTGACACCGCGCGCCGCGAAGTGAACGTTCCAGTTCGCTGAGGCGAAGGTGCCCGAGTACGTATTGGTCGTGCGCCAGCAGTCACCTGCGCCAGCCGTAGTGACTAACGGGGAAGCGGGTGCCGTTGTCCCCGAAAATGTAGATGGAGAACTTTGCGCGTCAAACTTAGCGTGGAGCGTAGCGCCGGTGCCGACAACCCAGCCGGTCTGCGGAGACGCCGTAGCCTCCGCGCCAGGGCTGGTCTCGCTCATCTCCTGATGCGCGGTACCTGCGAGGTTGTTTGTGACGTACCAAGTTTTTACTGCCATTTCGCGGCGTCTTCCCCGACACGCCTAGAAATTTCTTCGTATTTCTTGATCGAAGTCCAACGCCCGAACTTGCACCAGCCTAGTTTTCTCAGCAAAGGTCCCAGATCTTGAGTGGCTGCAACAGTGTCGTCGACGAGGACGTAGTGATCACAACCTGAAAGCGTATGAACAACGTCACCTGTCTTCTGGAGAACAAACAACACTCCGTCTGCTGGCGCATCTTCCCAAGCTCCATCCTCAGAAGTAAAGACCTTCCCGTCGTCGTAGTAGATGCGCCACTGGTCAGCCGGCATCGCCCGGTTCAGCCTTTGCTTTTTCTCGCGCGGCTGCCATCGCCTCACGGATTTTAACCGGGTCAGATACGCCTTCGGCCATTGCCTTGTTGATCGCCTCGACCATCGCCGCTTCCATCCGCTGTCCGCGCGGGTTCGGGGTCTTAGCTCCACCGGCCGCGCCGCCAGTCGCCTCGGCGATCACAGGCTCCTCGGCCTTCTTTCGACGCGTCGCAGTCTTCTTCGTTTTTCTCGCCATGGTCATGCTTTCCTTAGTTTGTATCGCGCGTCCATGATCCCGATCTTTACCTTAGCGGGATCGACTGCCTTGTCCGTAGCGTAGATGTCCTTGACCACGTCCTCCATCCCAGAGCGGATGAAAACGTGCCTCTCGCGAACTTGGCCATGCAAGTTGCCTGCGATCGCGATCCCGACCCCGTCGACCACGCGCGGGTATAAACGTTCCGCGCGCGGCTTCAGGTGATCGGGCAACTGCGACGGAATAGAGCGCTCCGTCAACCAGCAGTGGGAATATGCACGATGCCGAAACTCGATCGAGTCCATCGCCGTGCGTGCGACGTGGAGGGTGACCAAAGTTTCTTCGTCGGTCTTTGGCTGCGGCCAATTCGGAAACACGTGAGCCCAGATCTTGCGAACGAGGCCCACGTCGCCATCTACCAAAGCCTGCCGAAAGTGCTCGTGCATCATAGCGGTTTAGTCCAACGCCAGCGTGGTCGCGGTGGTCAGGCGAGGCGTGACGCCGGAGCCGGTCGTGATGTTCGGGGTCACAGTCCCGGCCATCAGCTGGACCTGCGCACCGGTCGGTGGCGTAGCGTTCGATCCCGCCGCCATGAAGTGCGTCACCGTGCCGGAGCCGCCAGAGCCCGCCGGGAAGTCGACGTTCGCTGCTGGCGAGATCGAGCCGCCCGACGCCGCTGACCAGCCGCCCGTCGTGCGCGCCACGTTCACGCGCGTGTAGGAGGTGTAGCCAACCTCCGAGGTCGCCGCCGTGCCCGCGTCGCCAGGGTCGGCGGTGTGGAGTGACATGCCGATGTTGGTCTGCGGAGAAGACGCCGCGTTGTCAGCGTAGTTCGCCCACGCCACCGCGCGGAACGCGAGGTTCATAATTGCATTTTCTGTGGTATCGCCGATAGACATTGGAAGTCCTTTCCTTAGGTTTCGGTTCTCTCCGCGTCGTAAGCCTCGAATAGACTACGCAGCGAAAGCTCTGCGCCCTCCCTACCGTCGCTCATGACGGGGATGACTGTGTAATTCTTTGTCGGTTTCCAGCCGACTATCTCTGGAGCCTCGACAATCTTGCCGGGGAGGCCACGCTCGCCCGGCGGACCCCGCTCGCCGCGCTTGCCAGGACCCGCAACCACCTGCCAGTCGGCTCCTGGACACGCGCCCGCGCCGTCCTTCAGCGCGACGAACGTGCCGCTGTTGAGTGCGACGAGGTCGAGGCGCTTGTATTCCTTCGTCGGCGAGTAAGTCCCCGTGACGCGCGGCGTGAGGCCGTCCTGGCCATCACTACCGCGCGCCGCCAGGACGACCCAATGGCTTGAGCCGAGAGGAGCGTGCGCCGTGTCTTTCAGCGCCTGATACGTTCCGCCCATATGTGTCACAACGTCCCCTGCGTAATGCACACCCTCGGCCCACTCCTTCACTATTGGGAGCCGCCCTGGCTCCCCTCGTTCACCTTTCTCGCCGCGTTCACCGACGAGTCCGTCATCTCCACGTTGCCCGGGTTGTCCCGGTTCTCCTCTTTCACCGGTGAGACCCTTCTCCCCTCTCTCACCTCGCGGACCTGCTGCCCCGGGTTCTCCGGATTTTCCGGGTTCTCCGGTGTCACCACGTGCCCCGGGTTCGCCGGGACGACCCGGCTCGCCGGTGAGGCCCCTCTCGCCGCGCTCGCCTTGCGGACCGGCGCTTCCATCGCTCCCGTCCGCGCCTCGCTCACCGGGTAGTCCGGCTTGACCCTGCGCGCCTTGCGGACCGGCTTCGCCTTGTTCGCCCGTGTCACCTTTTTCGCCTTTCTCGCCGTTGATCCCGTCCGTGCCTTTTTCACCTTGGAGACCTTGCGGGCCTGCCGGTCCCGCGTCACCTTGCGGACCGACTTCGCCTTGCGGCCCCGCTTCACCTTTTTCGCCATCTTTTCCATCCTTAATGGTCGCCAGTTTTTCGGCAACCGTCTTGTTGATGCTGCTCTCTAACTCAGTGATCTTCGCCCGCAGCTCAGCGATGACCGCCCGCCCCTCTGCCTCCTGCCGCGCAGCGCGCTGCTGCATGTCCGCGATTACGCGCCCGAGCGCTTTCTCAAGTGCGTCCGTGTACGCCACCTGCGTGCTCATAGAGCCGGTAGACGAGCGCGTCCGCGTCGATGTGTTTGTCGTCATCGCCTTCGTCACCTTCATCGGGTTCTGCTTCAGGTTCAGCGGCCGGTGGAGACGCAGCGGGCTCCGGATTGGCTTCGAGTTCAGCTCCATAAGATAGCGGAACGTCTTGCTGCTGCATCCTCACGTCGTCGCCGTCTGGTACCTTAGCTAGTTCAAATTGTGCGCGAGCTTCATTCGGTGCGAAGATGCCAGCGCGTGTTCCGGACGCGTATGCCTCAACGCGGTCTCTCAGTGCAGAGCGTAGCAAGACAGAAGTATCAAATTCCATGTACTCGTCCGGCACTCCTTTAAGCCCGAACAGTTTGTCAAAAGCGCGTTCAATATTATCGAGAGCAAAATTCAAACCGCCAGCTAACCAAGACTGCATCATTGCCTCGGTCGACGCGAACGGAGCCGCGTCGCTGACGCCGAGAATCTGGAGCGGCACGCGGAACGCCAGCGCGATGTGGGCCTCGGTCAATTTCAAGATGTCCGCGAGCTGAGAATCACGCGCCGTCGAAGCGAGCTGGATCGGTTTCAAACCAGCGGACAAGATCGGCGTGCCGCCCTGTCCGAGCCCTCGACTCTGCTCGTTCCAGGCCGCGCGGAGCATCTCGATCTGCTCCTTCGTGATAACCATCTCCGTCGACAGTACCGTCGAGGGCCTCGCCTGATTGGCATAGAACAGGATCTGCTGCCGCATCATTGCCTGGGCTACAGCGACGTCCGTGTAAGTCGCGACTAGCGGCGACAGCCCTTTTAGCGGATCATCCTCCCGAGTGTGAAGTCGAACGTGCAAGACGTCGCGCTGGGGGACGATCAAGCGATGCCCGGCGAACCTTCGCTCGATAATCGTGTTGCCGGACAGGTCATAGAACACCTCGCCGGTCTCGCCGAGGAAATACCCGCACCGGAGGGGGTGCATGAGGTGAAGTTCTTTGATCTCAAAGCGGTCGTTGCGAAGGGCCAGCGCGAACGCGTTGCCGTGCATATACAAGCTGCGCGTCAAATTATTTATAAAGTCGTTGATCGTCTGGTAGTCATTCGGCTTACGCAAGATGCGCGCGAGCGAAGACTCGACCGTCGTTAACCGATCACGGCCACCTTTTTCGTTCAGCCACCAGTGATCACCCGAACACATCGCGATCGTCTGCGAATAAGCCGAGACGCAAGCCTCCACCATCGGCGACGAACCCCCGGCGACCGGGTCATAACCCATCTGCCACCAGTTGTCGTACTGCCCAACATCCTGCGAAAGCCAACCACCAGTCAGCGGCAAGTGCCAAGGACCGTCGCGGTACTCACCTTCGTGAGCCTTAAGGATACCGAGCGCAGTTCCTATCCTCGTCAGCACATTGTTCGCCATGCCAGCATCTTTCTCGCGCTCGCGAACGCGCTTTCCCAGTCGCCGATCGACTTCTGGCGGTGCATGTTGAGCGTCGGGTACCAGTCTTTGCCTCGGTACCAGCGCCAGTCCTGCGCGTAGTCGAGGAGCACGTGCGCGTTAGGGTGTCCGATCGCCCCGGCGATGTGAGCAGATGCCGTGTCAACCGTGACGACGCAGTCCATCATCTGGATCACTGCCGCAGTATCGGCGAAATTTGACAGCGCAGGCGTCTTGACCCCGAGGCGGTGCGCGTCTCTAAGGTCAGTCGTCTGGAGGCTGAACACGTTGTGACCCGGCGGAAATCGGATCAGCTCGAGAAACTTCCCCAGCTCAACTGAGCGCACGCCGTCGCGAGCGTTGTCTTTACTGCCGGACCAGGCGATGCCAACATTGTAACCCGCCATCATTGGACCGGTCACTTCGACGCTTAAGTATGGCGCTGGCAGAACCCCGAATATCGGCGGCAAGCTATACAGCGAGCATCGATAATCGAAGCGCTCGTCGGGAGACACTTGTTCAACGACGCGCATAGAAGGAAGAAGTCGGTGAAGTGGCTTCGGAAGAACAACGGTCGTCGACAGCGCCATCGCCCGCACTATTGGTAAGTACCGCAGCATCATGATCGAGTCGCCAAGCCCCCACTCGTGGAATAGGACGATTGACTTTCCAGTGAGGTCTTCTCCGCGCCAACGAGGAACGTGCTGGAGCGCAAGATCGTGCTCGTTGCCGTTGAGGTCAGCGTGCCAACGCCACTCAATCTCTTCAAATCCCCGGACGTAATCTCCAGCTGCGAGTAGGGCCATTCCGAGAGTCCAGTGGTTGGTTGGCTCATCAGGATCTTGTTCTGTTAACTTGGTGTAGCAGTCGATCCCTAACTGGATGTTTCCCGTCCGCATTGCGTCAACGCCAGTGCTCCAGAGGGAAAAGAGGTCCTCACGATTTTGAGATGGCAAAGTCATGAGGACCCAAGTCCAGGCGTTAGTTCTACTTGCTTCGACGAGTGCGACGAGTGCGACCTTCTTCTGTCGACTCCGCCGATCCCGCCGTTGCCTCTGCCGTTGCTACGTCGTAGGGGTTGTTGAGCCTCTCGGTCGCCACACGGCGCTGATGCTCATCGTCCCACTCCGAACCATCGTCTTCCTTCTCGTCGATGTTCAGAGCGCCGACCTTGGCAAGGTCGTTCTCACGCTGCGTCGGGGTCGGCTGCGCAGCCGCCTCCTGCTCATAGTACGCAGCGTTCTGCTTCGCCATGACTTCAGCGCGGGCGTCGACGGCCTTCTCGGCCGTTGCCTTTGCCTGCTTGGCTCGCTCAGCCGCCTTCTCGTTGGCTTCGTTCAACGCAGCCTGCTGCTGCGAAGCTTGAGAGTTGTCTGCCATCACTGGCTCCTTTTGGTTTCGAGTTCGTTTTCCGCGTAGAAAGAAACCGGGGCGTCGTGCCCCGGCTAAGTTTTTGTTACCAGGTGACGGACGACGTCCAGGCAACCACGCCGGAGCGGCGCAGCGTCCAGTTCACATCCATGATCATGCGCAGCGCGATCGAGTCAGTCTGGAAGAGTGACCGCGCCGGAGCCGCGACGGTGTTCGGCGTCGCAGCCGTACCGATCGCGAGCGGCGTGGTGTCTTCCATGTGAAGCGTCGCCTGATCCGACAAATCGAACCGGGGCGCGTCGCCCTCGACCGAGACGAAGTCCGCAGCATCGACCAGGATCACCATGCCAGCCGTGACCGTGGAAGACTGGATGACCGGATAACCCTGGAAGCGGCTTTGGTTGATCTCTGCTGAGAACGGGAAGTCGCCGCCAGCGTTCTGGGTCAACGCGATGCTAAGAGCCTGCACCGGGTTCATGATCCAGACCGGAGCACGCATGTTGCCGTTCGTCGCCGTGACCAAAGCACCCGCGAGCGCCTTGAGGTCGCCAACCAGAGCAGCGAAGCCGCCGCCCGCCGTTGCCGTCGTGGTCGAAACGCCGTTGCGAATACCAGCCGGGCGCGTCGTCGAGGCCGCCGTCGCGTCGAGTAGCACGGTGTCGAGAGCGACTGACGTGTCCTCCTGGATCGCATTGCGGATCAGACCCTCGATCGCCGGAGTCGAGTGCTGGCCAATCTCACGCGTCCACACGGAGATGACAGCCATCTTCTTCGGAGACAAGGTCTGGGCCGAGAACGCACCCTGACGAACCGGGATCGGAGAACCTTCCAGGACGAAGGAGCCCGCGATCGTCGGAGTCGACGCACGCGTCGGAATTGAGATGATTCCGCCACGGCCGAAGTTCAATCGCATACCTCGGTTAGACAAACCGGGGTAAACAGACGCCGGCATCAACAGCTCCATGAACGCGGCGTTCTCGGTCGCAACCAACTGAGAGGCCCAGCCGGAAGTGAACGTGGTCGCAGGAGCCGAGGCAGTGCGAGTGACCATGTCGAACACGGTCTTGGTCGCGTCGTCGACCTTGCCGTCTTCACCGTATCGCTCGGCGAGGACCTGAGCCGGTGACCGTTCGTCGCCGCTTCCGCGCAGTGCTCGGCTGACGACCATCGACACGAGCGAGCGCATGATGCGGTCACCTGGCTTGATAGTCTGCTTCGCCTGCGGGAACACGATCGGACGGCTGTCGCCAGCCTTCTGAGCCGTGGTCGGGGTCACGACTGACGTCTCGGTGGAGATTGCAGCGAGCTGCTTCTCCGCCGCCACCAGGTTGTCAAGGCTCTTCTGAGAAACCTCGATCTGCTTGGTGAGCGCCTCGGTGACTTCGTTGCTCGTCTCGTCGTCCGGAGTGTCGGCCGACTTCTCGATGTGGGCAGTCAGGTCGTCACGCAACTTCTTCAGCCGCTCTTGGGCGGCCACAATCCTCTCGCTGAGAGTCATTGTTTTGGTCTTTCGTTTCGTAGGTATGTTGGCTTGCTCGCCGGTTTCCCCTGTCGTCGTCTTGCGCACGCTGGCTTGCTCGCCAAACACAAGATCGATCGTCTCATCGGAGGTATGGAGTGAGCGCGCCAGCTGAATCGCAGACGGGTTCGCGGGCACGCTCACGAGTGACGTTTCCAGGAGCTCCTGCTCCCGGAAGAAAATTCCTGTGTTGTCCTTCAGCGGCTCGGCGTCGATTGGCTGGAAGCCGACGGACACCGCGCGCAGGATGCCTTGGCGAACGAGCCGGATGATCTCGTCAATCCGATCGGACGTTCCCTCGTCAGCGAGCTCGAGCTCACCCACCAGCTTCTTGTTCTTGACCCGCACGTTCTTCCATTTCCCGATCGGGAAGTTGCTGCTGTGATTGAACAGTGCGATCGGGTTCTTCTTGAAGTTGTCCAGGACCCAGCCGTTTGGGTTGATCACGTCACCCATACGATCTTGCGTGTCATCGGACAGGATGAACTCGAGGCTGTCGTCCCCGGCAGCCTTCGTATCGACCTTGACTTTGCGAACTAGCTTCATATTCATGACCCCGTCTTAAGCCGGTAATCCCCCGGCTGACCGTCGATATAGGCAGCGCTCTTTTCAAAGCGCAGTACGTTGAGCTCTACGTCGTTAGTGACCACCACGACCTTGACCTCGAAGCCCAGCTGCTCGCTGAACATTTTCTTTGCCCGGTCCTTGAACGCCTCGGCAACTCCGGACGCCAGCGTTCCGGCCACGCTCAAGACCAAGACGTCGCCCTCTTTCATCTCGAGCAGGCTGATACTCATATTGCTTCCTTCCTGACGACAAACTCGATCGCGCACTCACCGACCGGTGACAGCGTCTGGTCGACGCGCGCGTGGGTGTGGCGGTGGGTCGTGTTCAAGAGGTTTATCGACTGGACCGCGACCCGAGAGTTGCGGACGAGGTCGAGGACGTTGACCGACGTCGGAGACCATGACTGTTCCTTAAACACGGTGAACGTGTGCTTGTGATCCGAGTTGAACGTCGACGGCCAGACGCCCTGCTCGTACATGTCCTCATCCGGGACCAGAATGACTATGTGACCGTCCGGCTTCAAGATTTGCACCCATCGCTGGAACGCCGCGAACGGATCGTGGAGGTGCTCGAGGCAATGCGAAGAGTGAACGAAGTCATAGCTGTCGTCAGGAACTCCAGGCATCTCCTGGGCGTCGCCGTCCGCTTTGTCCCAGAGGCGGCAGCTCTGCATGAGCGGAAAAAATTCAAGGTATCTCTCCAGCGAATCTTTGCCTCCGCCGATGTCGACGCCGTGACCTCGGAAGTAGAACCGCGAGAACGCCGGCTCGTATAACCTTCGAATGACCGCCTTGCTGGTTTCATGGGTCATCCGATCATCCCCTCAATGGAGATGTTAGTCTGCGTCGCTGCTCCCATGGCCATCGTCAACGCAACCATCCCGTCGATGCGTCCCGACGACTGATCCTTCGCCAGCTTCCGGTTTCCCGCCGGGTCGGATTGCACGACCGCGTTAGCCGCGCACATCTTCAGCACCGGGTGGTTGCCGTGGGCAATGCGCCCATTCAGTATCTCGACCTCGAGATCGCGAAGCGCAGGAGACATGGACTGGTAGCCTTGACCAAACTCCACGAAGCGATCATCGATCTCAGCCTGGTTGAACCCTGCCTTCAGCAGCCACGGCACCAAGTGCTTGAAATTCCATCGGTCGAACGCGATCTTGGAGATCATGTGTTCGCCAAACAAACGTCGGAGGTATCTCGCAACGAACTCATAGTCGACGGACTTCCCCGGAGCTGTCTTCAAGTACCCCTGCCGCTCCCAAACGTCGTAGGGAACGCGGTCTTGCTTTGCCTTCTCGCGAAGCCCGTGTTCGGGGAGCCAGAACGTTGGGTGGATTTGCCAGACGTTGTTGACGTTCCCGACGAGAACCAAGGCCGTCAAGTCCTGGGTCTCCGACAGATCCAGCCCGCCGAACACAGCGGCTCCGTCTAAGGGGAGCGGCTCCCGGCCGCAGCTTTCCCAAAGGGATCGCGACACGAACGGCGACTTCGCTTCGACTCGCTGATTGAGTACCAGGTTGCGGTAAGAACTTTCCCGAGCAGGTGACAATCGCGCATCCTGCGCCATCATCTTGACTTCTTCGGCGTTTAAGAAATCCCCGTAGGCCGGATTGGCCAACTTGATCGTCTCTTCTGAGAACGGGTCAGCCTCGATAGGGGCGGTGTACAGTGACACGATGACGCGAGGGTCGTGCTCGGCCAGTCCCTTGTCGATCAGATCCGACAAGAGGTCCGCGTCAGTCGGAGCCTGCGTGCTGATGATTACTGACAGCGGGTTCTCTTGCGCTCCCGTGGCGGTCTCAAGGGCGTCGTAAAGTTCGCTACGTGGTCCCTTCACCTGCCCTAGTTCGTCGTGGACAATGAACACCGGGGACAAACCATATGACGTAGACACTTCAGCGGACAGGGCCCGATAGACTGTCCCCCTCTCCGCGACGAACAACTGCTTTGCACTCTCGCGGATGCCTACTACGTCCCTAAGCGTCGGTGACAAGCGAACCATCTTGGCTGCCAGGTCGAAGATGACAGATGCTTGCTGACGGGACTGCGCCGCCGAATAAAGCTGCGAGTTCGGACGCGCTCGAGGTCCGCATAGGTGAAGGAGGAGCAGGAACGCGGCCAAAGTTGTCTTGGCGTTCTTTCTACCGAAACTGATGATCGCCCGACGCGTCCCAGCGGGGTTGTCATAGATTCTGCGAATTTCCTTCTTCTGCCAGGGTCGCAGTTCTACCTTTCGACCAACATCCTTTCCCTCGGGGATGCGGCAGTTGTCTTCGATCCAGCGAATAGCTTGATCGCCCGCAGACTCAGATCGCTTAGTAATCTTGCGACCAGAGCTTCGAGGCGTTAGGGGGTTTTCGTTTAGATTTGTCATACGTGCTCTGTTGGGGTAGCCGCATCTTGGTAGCCAGTGATGCGAGCGATCGGGACTGTGTTTCTTCTGCTCGCAGGAGTTTCATGTACAAATTTGCGTCGAAGTCATCGCTATTCCTGCGATTCTCCAGATTCCGGATCATCTCCCCCAGGCGACGGGATCGGATCACGTGCCGCACGTATTGGACCAGCAGCGGTATAGTCTCCCTGCCGAACCAGTCAGCAGGCATTCTGTTGACGATCTGCGTCCACTCGTGGGCTTCTTCTTCACTAAACCCGTCCGGCGCCTGAGGTCGCGCTATCGTCTCAATTCCGCCAGCACCGATCACGGTCAGTTGAGAGGCGCTCTTCCGTCCTCGCGCTAAAACCATAGGACGATTTTCCGTAAATTTCGGGAATCTAGTTCCCAGGCCTCCCAAAAAGGCCATTTAGATTTTGTCTGG